ACTTAGATTGGGATGATTTGGTAGATTAGGCTGATAGGGTTGATTGGGTAGATTAGGATTAATAGATGGTAAAAAATCAGAAGGTGTTAAAGGAGAATGTGTAGTGCCAGGATTGATGTTTGAATATTTAGATTGAATGCGATTAAGATTTTCAATCTCACCACGACCGGGATTCATCATATTTTCTTTGAATTGTCTAAGGAGATTTGCTTTTTCGGTATCTGGAATAGGTAATTTACTCACTTTATCTATTAATGCATCAATATCCATATAATTGTTCTTTTTACTTTCAGTAGCCATAATATATTATTTATGATATTTCTATATTTATATGAGAATTAATATGATTGGAACAAAATGGAATTTTATATATTTATAATAAAAAAATTGAATTATTATTTGATTATGTAATTATATTATTTTCCTCTTCTTTTCACAAAGAACCTTGATTTTGCAAAAAGAACTTTGCTTGAAATTCAAAATGGATACAACAACTCCCAATATCGAAGATGGAGAAGCAGCTAGCCTTTCTCTAACACCCCCTATTTCTAACACAACTGCTGAAGAACCTGATTTAGATTCTTTTATACGGCAAGCCAGAGTTAACGCATTAGAAAGTATGAATGCAAATCTTCGTAAAAAATTAGACATAGAACAAAATGAAGGTTTAGATGACAAAGAAGCCTATGTTAAAAAAATTAAAGAACTCAAATCTAAATTAGAGCTTTCGGATTGTAAAAATGAGGCAACTACAAACGAACTTGAGGCAACTACAAACGAACTTGTGGCAACTAAAAGAACTCTTGAGTTAACTAAAAAATGTCTTAAAGCAACTTCGAGAGATCTTGATAAAACTTCGAGAGATCTTGAGGCAACTAAAAAAGAGCTTTATGCAACTTCGCGCGATCTTGATGCAACTTCGAGAGCTCTAGAGGCAGAAACACTTTTGCATAAGGAATCTAGAAAAGCTCTTAATGAAAAAGAGTACGAAGTCTATCAAAATGAACTAGAAATAAAACAGTTGCAATTGAAGATTGCAAAACTGAAAGAAACTTTTATGGAATCGGTGAGTGAACTAAGAGAATTACAAGGGGCACAGCCACAGCCACATTCTATGGTAGGAATGTATCCTCCTCAATTTCCAAATCGAGAGTTTCCCCGAATGGACTTAGACTATGAAGAGCATCATCCTTCCAAACGTAAGGCTATTGAACCTGAATTTCAAGAGCATCATTCCAAACGTAAGGCTATAGGTGAAGATCTTCGAGAAATTATTCAATCCAAGAAAGTACCCAGACCTGAACGTTTTAAGCGGATTTGTCATCATGGTAATTTATGCAAATACCCAATATGTGATTATGCACACTCTATAGCAGATCTTATAGTATGCCGTCAAGGTATTGATTGCATTGTAAAATCATATTGTGGTTATATGATTCATAGTGAAAAGGAAAGAACACAATTAGAATCCTTTGTTAAGTCTCGTGGCATTAATGTAGTTCTCTGCAAAGACTATGATAAATATAAAAAATGTCAAAATGGTGAGCACTGCAATAAAATTCATCCTATTCATTAAATCTATTAACACTAGATAGCTAAACTATATTGTTGGTTTGGATACTTTTTTTTACTTTTATAGATATTTATAGATATTTATAGATATTTATAGATATTTATAGATATTTATAGATAGAAATTTGCTTATTAAATAGAAAACCATTCTAGAAGTTTTTCATTTTATGACTTTATTTTTACACTTTCTATCTTGAATATATTGGATATATTTGATATATTTGATGATTACCAATATACGTTATTTTTAGACAAGACAACAATATATAAAAACACAAAAAAATATTATATGATAAATAAATCATAAATCTAGCACCGGGGCATATGATTTCCCATATATGGGTCAACCTGGGTGGGAATAAATCTGAACATCTGGGCTTCCGGTAGATGCATTAGTGATACATCAAGAACCCGGCCGTGGTTAGATGGGTTGCCACGCATTACAATTTGGCGAGGGCGGCAAGTATTCATATCACCAGTAGGGCAAGGGTTGATATACTTGAGAGCATCACACCGGCTGAGCTTACGGTCAATGCCCCAAAGGTCGCTTTCTAAATCACATAGCTGATTTTTACCCACGATTGACACATCATTCCCGCTAACAATACCAAAAGCCATGCGTTTTGGCGAGGGATGGTAATAACGAACTGGATCTATTACATATGAAAAAGTACCAACCGATTCAGCTAGAGCCTGCTTGTATGCACACAAATCGTATTTGTTATTGCTAAAAGCCATTATTTCCAATTAATAAACTTAATATAAACTTAATATAACCTTATATTATTATATATGAAGATAAAAAATAAATAAACGTAATTAATTAATTTAAAATTTATTATACATTATTAATTAATACTATAATTTCAAAATGTCAGAAGTAGAAGGTATTGATTGGAAATGGTTGAATGAAGAGAAACTTTATAAGGTTTATAGAGATGGTAGGATATTTTCAGAAAATAGTTATAAATATATGAAAGCCATAAAACAAAAAAATAGAGATACTTATATGGTTACATTAATAAAAAATAAAAAAGAATACAAAACCCAACTGCATACATTGATATATAGATTATTTGTTAGTGATATACCTGCAAAAATGTATATTACTTTTAAAGATGGTGATTTTAATAATTATAAATTAGATAATTTAATTCTTCTTGATAGAAAAACATTAGTTAATAAAACTATTAAAAATATTACTGATGATTCATCTAAAAATAAAGAAGATTTAGGAATAGAAAATATTGATTGGAAATATTATAATGAAGAAAAAAAGTATAGAATATATCGAGATGGTAGAGTGTATTCAAATTATAAGAAATGGTTTATGAATGTTGTAGATAACAAAGCATTTAAAATGATGACTATTGGATTAACCGTGAATAAAAAAACTACTACTTATTCTGTTTCTAAAATAGTTTATAATTTATTTACTGGTCAAATTCCCAATGATAAAAAAGTTGATTATAATGATAGCAATTATACTAATATAAATATTGATAATTTATATTTAACAGATATCAAAGGTATAGTAAATGTAATTGACTTAGAAAAGAAAATCAAAATAAAAAATGCAATAAAAAACAAATTAAATTTTGATTCCAATGAATGGAAAATTAATCCTGATTTTCCTGATTATATTATCAGTAATAAAGGCAAAATTTTTTCATATAAGATAAACAAGGAACTAGAAAATAATAATTATAAGAAATATCAAGATTCATATAATTCTTTTAGTATTAGAGATAAAAATAATGTTATACATCACATATATGTTCATGTGTTAGTGTATTGCACTTTTAATGATTTATCCATAAAAAGTTTAGGTAATAATGTTATAGATCATATTAATAGGAATCGTCATGATAATAGATTAGAAAATTTGAGATTAGTAAATAGGTCTGAAAATTCTAAAAATAGAGGTGATATAAAATACAAAGAAATATCACAACAAATAAAATCAAATAATTTCAGATTAATAGGAAAATACAAAATTTTTTATTTTGATAATTATAAAATAAATGAATATGGGGATATAATTTCAATTAATAAAAATAAAGTTATTACACATCATATTCAATTAAAATATCATGTTGTGACTCTATATGATAAATATACTAAGAAAAGATGCAATGTAAAAGTACATCAATTAGTGGCTACAGTTTATATTCAAAATACAAATAATTATAAAATAATAAACCATATTAATGAAATACGAGGTGATAATTATTATAAAAATTTGGAATGGACTACTGATAAGCAAAATATTAGGCATTCAAATGCAAAAAGCATAGTTCAAATAAATTTAGATGGTAAATATATTGATATATTTGAAGCAATCAATGATTGTAAAGAATATAAAAAAAAATATATTTATCATTGTTGTAAGCATAAATTAAAAACATATAATAAATTTATATGGAAATATTTATCAGAATTAACTGAATCCGATATAGATAAATTAAAAATTGATTTACCTGATAAATTAGACATAATTAATAAATTAGTTAATAGAATTAAAATAAAAAATAATGCTAAAAAGTTAGAATTTAATGATTCCCATTCAATAAAGAATAGAGATGTTAGAAAAAAAATAGTTCAGTTATCATTGGATAACAAAGTATTAAACATATTTAATATAGTTAATAGTGCATATAAGCATATTGAAAAACAAGCATGTGGTGATATCATCAATATATGCAGGAAACTAAAAAATAGAACTACTGCTTATGGTTACAAATGGAAATTCTATGATGACCTAACAAAAAAAGAAAAACAAACTATCACTTATCCGGTTAAAGGATAGCCGCCAATTAATAAATCTGTTTGTTTGGGTCTATTATTTTAATTGATAAATACATCTTACTGGAGATATCCTGTATTTTTACATTTTTAATTTTTATCAAAGAACGTCTTATTTTTAATAATGACTATAAGATGTTAAATCAGCCTATGGATACAAATGGAAATATTATGATGACTTAACAGATAAAGAAAAACAAAACATTCCTACTACGTAATTTTTCTTGTTCTTTCTAGAGATGATAACATCTGCCATTATCCGATAAACAATTTGCCAAAGGCCGACAGGTTATCAAATCTGGCAAACTATTACCAACACTACAACATTCTAGAAGAAATTCACACTTTAATAAATGCCTCCATATTCATAACATTGCTAGAAACCATTTTTCCGTTACTACTATCCACTTGCATTGAAAACTCTTTCATTTCTTTCTCAGTTCCATACCCATCACTCAAACCTTGTAATAATAACATCTGGCCTTTTTGAATTGGCGGCTTTCTAGTGGCCAACCAATTTTCTGCTAGAGTCTTTTTGCGGTTTACTTGTATTTGTAAATGGCCGTTAGGAATAAATTTCAATTTATCGCGCATCTTTTCATTATTAGCCGGCCAAGTATCCATATATTCTCTTTCATAAATTTCAACAGGTTTGCCAATGTTCTTAGCTAGATAGTCTACAGTTAAAACCCGCCAGCCATTAAGCTCACAGGATTCCGTAGGCGTCCATCTAGGAACACCTTTGCTAGTGCGCACAATAACCCATCTAGCACCATTACCTCCCCGGCGAATAGTACCTTCTGGTAGAGAAGTTGCACTTTCGCTAGGTGATGGTCTAGATGCTTTCTTTGTTTTTTTATTATTTGCTTTTGCAGGTGATCTAGTTGGCATATCTAGATGCAGAATAAAAACTGAATATTAAATGTATAAATTTATAAATATTCTATATATTAATAATAAATAATTAGAATACTAATCACAGGGTTTTAGAATTCCTAGCATAGCTAGATTGAAAAATTGTATTATAAATATTGAATAGAATACAACAAGAGAAAATAAAAGAAAGATGTAATAATCCTAAATCTACGCCCTAGAAGGAATAAACAAAGTAAGGAATTAAATAAACGGCCACTATTAGAATAAAAATCTTCCAACCCATATCTAGCCCCGCTAAATAACTAGCCAGCAAAATGGTTCCAATTATCAACACACTATCACCAACGATAGCCATACCGCCTAATTCCCCAGCATAATCTTTGAATACATCGATTATACCAGAAGCACCCCGCGGGATGGCACTAAATAAGCCATAGAAAAGGAGGTCGTGAGTTATCTGTACCACTAGAGCTAAAAGAATAAATTTCCAGAGACTCCATTCAGTGAATACTAGAGGATAAATATACCGTGTGATTTGTAATGCTATAACAATTATCAATACATCACATAGGATAGCACCTAGAGTATAAGTCTTATACCATCTTTTAAGATTTTTCGTTTTGAAATATACACAACTAATAGTACTAACTAGCATATCTATAAAAATAGCTGCTGCTAGAATAGGTACATAATCCGCTAGATTACCAGATTTAGAAATATTAGTAAATTGCATTTGCTTGGATATTCTAGATTATGATTATAAATTTATTTGCTTTGAGTTCTTGTATTTAGTTTTTTAGATACCATTTTTCCTATAAGTTTTCGTACTGTCTTTCTAGACTTATTACGCTTGGTTTGCCGATGACTACCACCTTTAATACCTTTGATTGATAAGCTTTTTTTTACTGATTCTACGTGCAATGGCATAAGATATAAATGTTTTTTAAATGTTGGTGCATTGACGCTATATACCTTACAAGACACGGCACCGTTAATACTAGCTATACCGTGATAAAATAGATTTTGTGTAGGATAAGCTTCAATTTCTAGCTGTGTGAAGCTAAATGATTGATTAAATGTTAATCTTAATTTTGTCAAATCATCTAATGTCAATCTAGAATCGGTTAGAATTGTATCTTTTTGCATCTTCTTTAATTCGTCTGCACTTAGTTTATTTATACCCATTAATTCATAAGTTGATACAGTGCTTTTCGCAAAATTGCTAATATCCATATCAATCATCCCATCTAGTCTAAATTGCCATTTACCGCCAGTTTGAGATTGCTCTAAATGCAAAACAAGATAACTAGGATTTGTTTCAATAGGTTTTGTTTCAATAGGTTTTAAATACTCACGATTTTTTAATAGTGTATTAGAAAAATCCGTATTTATAAAATATGAATTATAACCAGATTTACCAAAACTATATCCAAAACCCTTAGGTACATGCGAAAATATATTAATTACCATTGCTATATGATCTGTACCGGAAACTTCTTCAATAGAATTATATAATGGTTGATTTATAGGCGACCCAACTTGAATTGGTGATAAAGCTGTTTCATAAGGACTTACTAATCCGGCAATGATTTTATTAGTAGTTGCAGGTGTGGATAAAATAGTTAAAATCATTAAATCCGTATTTAGAAATGGTATACCATTTTGACCTATACGTATATATTCATTAGTGCAAGGATTTCCTGTAAATAATTTATTAAGTATTTCCCTAACTTCTGTATTAAAATTTACAATCTGGTAAATTTTAGAAAAAACATAACCTCCCTGTTGAAGTATGGGTGTGGATTTAGGAGCCATAATTTCTTTATCAATATTTGCGGCATTGGTGTTAAGTTTGTCGCGTAAATTGCCAATTATGTATTTATTTTCAAAAAACTTTTGTGTAAATCCGCCGTGTGCAAATAGTAGTAAAGTTTGGTCTAGAACTGCATATGAAGCAGTATTGGCTAGAGTAAGATATTCTCGTAGTAATCCATCTTGTTCTAATTTCCTGGGCGCGGATGAGTTCATAAATAACATTCTAGCAAATACTGTAAAAACTATTGCGGCTTGGTATTCTTTATCTTCTGGTATTGATATATCTATACCTACTTCGAGCGGAATTCCATCTAGATTATTCTTGGCACTCATTGTTCCGTTTTTAGGGTCATCACCAAATATATATTCAAATCTTGCTAGAAGAGACTCCGCTATTACAGGCTTTCCAGGAAGCCATTTTTCATTAGTAAAATTAGAATTAGATTTATTCCAAAATGGATTAATTGAACGTAAATCATTAAATTTCCAAAATTTTTCAGGGTTTTTGTTATATTTATTTAATAAATTAGTAGCAATTTCAGGTATAGACTTGCCAGTCTCCCACCAAGCCGAATTATCTTCTGCCTGTAATAGCGCTAGAAGTTTAATCTTGTTAATATCTCGATTTCCAATATTGCAAATTACATTTCCAGCTTTCATACCATTGGTTAATGCTTTGAGCAACTTAAGCGCACATAAATTATTTTTGTCTGCATTACCTACTCCCGCACCAACGACTGTATAATCAAAAATATCACCATTGAATATTACACCTTTCGATTGATCTTTACCACTAGCATATTCTTCAATCTTTGCAATTTGTTCTTTAGGACAAAAACCTTCTACATCTGATACAATGATAATATCTTTTTTACTTTTTATAAAATTACTTATATCCACTCTATCGCTATCCATTTTATTTGTATATTTGTATATTATTTGTATATTATTTGTATATTATTTGTATATTATTTGTATATTATTTGTATATTATTTGTATATAGATTAGATAAATTTTTATTCCAAAATAAATGAATCTAGAAAACAAAATTAAAAAATAAAATCAAAAAAACAAAATCAAAAAACAAATTCAAAAAACAAAATCACAATCAAACTGCCATTTCAGCTTTAATACCTGGATGGCAACGATACCCTAACAACTCAATATCTTCCCATCGAAAATCTTCAATATTTTGGCGTTTACCACCTTCTGGTAATTCTAGATTATCTGCTAGCTTAGGCTTAATTACTAATTTAGGATAAGGATATGGTGTCCGGGATAAGTTCTCGCGGACTTGGGGTATATGCGACTTATAAATATGGGCATCTGCTATAAATACTGTAAGTTCTCCGGGTGTTAAATTGACTCCTTCTAATGCACAAATCATATGCACTAGCAAAGCACCAGTGCAGGTATTCCAATTATTAGCTAGAAAATAATCACTGCTTCGTAGATAAATTGCTAGATTGACTTCCTTGGCCGCCACATCTACATTAAATTGATACTTGCAAAGACACGACGGCAGGGCAGCCTTATCCTGGGTTGCCGGATTCCAAAGATCAATAATTATCCTCCGGGAATATGGGTCAGTCTTGATTAAGTGAATAGCATTTGCTAGTTGATCGAAACCATATCCACCTATAGGATATTCTGTATCGCATCCTCGATAGGCACCTCCATAATGTCGCATATTGAATCCATATGTTTCGCCAAAATCCCCTTCCCGATATTCACGTAGCCCGCGACGATCTAGGAATTCCCTAGAGGTATTACCATCCCAGATGTGAATTCCTTTTTCCTGCAAGATGCGATTATCAGTCCGCCCAGATATATATAACATCAACTCTTCAAATATCATTCTCAATGGAATCCTCTTAGTGGTACTAATTGGAAATGTATCGCGCAATTGAAATTTTAACATTGCACCGAATAAACTCAATGTTCCGATACCAGTTCGATCATTATTACTTTTACCAGTTTCTAGTATACGCCGCATTAAATCTAGATATTCTTGTTCTTCAGTGTTTTCAAATGGTTTTCTAATACTATGTTGCAGGTCATTCGGTAAATTATAGCATTTGCCATTTGCATATATTGCAAATCTATACCATAGATTACCTTTGCTAGAATATTGAAATTTGGAAATAGAATATAGATGTATTTTAGTATCATCCACCTTAGGGAAATAAGTATCAAATTCTATGCTAGAATTGCTATCTAGATACACATCTGTAGCGTGGATAATAACTTTATTACCATTGCTAGATGCGGTTTGCAATGCCTGTGAATATATTTGTGCACCACCAATAATGAAATATTGGAACCGAGAATATTCATTACCTATTAGAGATTTGATTTTATGCTGAAGCTGTATATATCCACCTTCTAGAAATAACGCATTCCAACTTGTAAATAAAACCCTATTACTACTTTCCATAGGGTCATATTCAGCATTCATCCGGTCAATATATTCTTGGCTATTAGAAAGAACCACATTAAATCGTTTCTCTAGTGGCCTATATCTGGCAGGAATAGATTCCCACGTTTTGCGACCCATTACCACGATATTATGTAAATCAAATTTGTCAGTAATTCCGGAACCAGATGTAGTTATTTGTTTAAAATGTGCCATATCTTCTGGAATATGCCAAGCTAGATTGCCTTGATAACCTATACCGCGTTCTTTGAATGAATACGCTACTACTAGTTCAAATGTTCCCGAGAAAACCGGGTTAGGTGCTGTAGCGCCGAGTGAAGATTGCTTTTTTAAAGGCATTTCAACGCGGATGTTGTATCTAAAGGTATCTAGATGTATCTAGATGTATTTAGTTGTAATGTTTTTTATATTGAATTTATATTGAATTTATATTGAATTTATATTGAATTTATATTGAATAAAATAGATGTAAAATTAAAAAGATGTAAAATTAAAAAATGATAAAATTAAAAAATGGTGAAAAATATTTTATCTGGATTAATGAATTTCTAGAATTGCCGGCACAAGAATTCCATCATACAAAAGGTGCCACTATGTAGTAGCATTGCTCGTGCAACTGCCCAACTGAAACCGGAATAAAAATGTCGCAGTCCGCCGGCATTATATATATCTAGAATTATTTTATTTATACCTATTCCACTAGAACGGCTAGATTGTAAAATAGTCTTAATCCTATCTTGCGGATAGATAAATATCCACGCCGATACTCCAGATATACCACCATAGAAAAAAGAATTAACATATCCAATTTCCCGACCGTATTGGGTATGATTACGATATTTCAAACTCTCATATACACTAAAATATATCGCAAACCCAGGAATTTCCCGCGTCCAGGTAGCACTCAATCCCCTAAATAAGAATTTAATACTTAATTCTTGCCTATTAATGTGCGTGTTATTTTGCTTCAGTATCTTTAATCTTTCATAAGGAGAGACAATAACCGCAGCACTGAAACCAGCAATTGCACCCGATACTGGAATATTATCCAATTGCTTATTACAATAATTATAAGTTCCAAATACTATGGCTTTTTCCAAACCTACACCCGCTAGAGGCGGCAATAATCCACGGTATAAATTACGTATTCCAGGTTGAAAATCACGTAATGTGCGACCAGTTTGAATATGAGTTTTTACAGTATCAATTGGATGGCTAAGTAAAATACCAGTCATTCCAGAAATGGCACCTTTGAAATAATATTGCCATACCGGATTAGGGGGATTAACGGGATTAGATGGTTCTACATGATTTGAAATATCAATTCCCAATGTCCACTGATTATGTTCCTGTTTATTAAGAATTGTATAGATTGCGTAATACATTTTTCTAATTATCTTATATCTATCAACATTTATCATATATATGCTTTATATTCTAGATAGCCAGATAGCCAGATAGAATTCTAGATGTCTTTAATATCTATTCCTTGTTTGCTAGTATCTTCCCCGTTAGTAAATATACTTCTCTGACGTTGTTCCGTTTCCCATTGCGGTGTTTCGGTATATAACTCTTGAAATGCGGTATTATGATATGCTGCGTATTCATTCATATCAATTCCATAAAATCGGCATCGGTGTTTCTTTCCGGATGCATTAAATAATTCTTCTAGCTTAGAATCCAAAGAATGCCATAAATCCCCACCAAACCCTTGCGAGTCCTTATGCCGTAATTGATTGCTTTTTAATCTGTCCGTTAGAACTCGAGTGAATACAGTAGAACCGGTTAAATGCAATATATTATTACTCGATCGGGAAAGTACATTTTCCACGCATTCATCTATAACGACTTTCAAAAGGGGATGGCCTTTAGAGAAAATTAATATCCATTGATTGAATAATCCAGCAACTTGTTCCCTTGTAATAATTGCATCATCATCTATACGGATGAGATTATCTAGCGGTGCACAGATATCAGCATCTATATCCAGATAAACCCCTCCATACTTATATAAAACGCAATAACGCCAAATATCAGCTCTAGCGGCACCAATTGCAAGCATATTGAAAGCTTCATATACACGATCTGGAAAATGCACCCTGATGAATTCTGTCATCTCGGCATCATCATAGAGATGATGGCTCCAACCGGGATTTATAGTCATAAATTGTTTGATTATACGGGTTATTCCGGGTGGTAGGTTATGTGTTTTCCAAGTTTGATAAATATGTTTGGGTATCATTCTATACAGCTTACTAGATGAACAACAGAAAATGAACAAAGAAAAAAAACGGGCATTACATTACACTTTTACAATAAAATCTAACAATAAAATCTAACAATAAAATCTATTCTTTAATTTTATTATATACCTCCAATCCGTGCAGTGCGGCACTCTCAAGTATATCCCGATTCTTATGGACGTACCCACCAATTTCCTTTTCTATATTTTGAAATGTCAGTCGTGATATATCATTATTAATATCTTTAGCAGACATACCATAATAATGCATAAATACATTACCATATCCACCAAATAATAGATCACCATATTTAACCCCTAGTAGCTTGCACGCTCGTCGCAAATCGGGTTGGCTCTTACATTCAATCTCCGAATATGCAGGCAGCCCGGGAATGTAATCAATAGTGAGTTCACACAATTCACGAGTACCCCCCACTCGCCTAGGTATAAACCATTTTTCACGGATTGTCTCGTGATAGGCCTTTTCAGTAAGATTCAGTGCACGTAAAAACGCTTGACCGCTTTCAAATGAATCCTGTATTTTGAGCTCATATTCTTCTGGAAAGTCTTTATTCTTAAAAATCTTAGCAGTCAAAGTGGTCTTATCACCTTCATCACGAACGCGTACAAACCCACGCTCTATATCACATAATTTGAATACCGAACGACGATATAATGTCAAAGGTGCTTTCATATGACCACCTAATGCGCGCGCCTTTTCCCGTATTGCAGCAGGTGATACATCTAGCATACGACCTTCATATTCTACTTCCATTGGTTTTTTAATAGTTTGTTTCCTTATTTGTTTCCTAGTTTGATTCCTAGTTTGATTCCTCTTAGTAAGTTTTTTATTAGTTTTTGTCATATTGGTATCTAGCACTTCTAGAATATATCACTATAAAAAAAGTATAGAAATATAGACTCGTGAATCCTACATCAAGGCGCCATTTAGATAAATACCTTTAAGATTCATATTCATATTACTCTTGATAATATCTGTCATATTATGTTTTTTATGTATTATTGATATAACTTTATTAACATCTAATATTTGTAATGCGCTAGGTAATTTTTTCCAATCTTGAATAAGCATACTTGCTTCCTTGCTTTTATTAGGTGGAAACCAAATATCTAATTCTACTATACTATCACTAATAGTATTCAAATTACCCCAATAATTAGCTAATACTAATTTTCTAATACTACTAGGTAGATTTTCAAGGGTATGTTTATATATATGTGCGCCGGAATTATCATAATGATATCCTAGATGTAAATCAAAATTCTCTAATCCGTGTGGTAAATTATTTAATGGTTGTATAAATAAATCAACCTTTTGTAGAATAAGTGTTTTTAATCCTGAAGGTAAATTATCTATTGACTGATTGAAAATAGAACTAGATATTTTAAATAATTCTAATCTCGGCGGCAAATTATCCACTGGACTATTAAATCTATTACAATTTATTTCAAGTGTTTTTAATCCTGTAGGTAAACACGGCAAACTCTGATTGAATGCATTAGATGAAATATCAATTGATGTAATATTAGTATTAGCTAGGTCAAGTTCACCATTAAAAGTTTCACATTGAATTGTTAATGTTTCTAGACCAGGATTAATATTTTCTATCCTGCTAGTTATATTATCGCACCCGATACTAAGTTTTCGCAATCCTTTAGGAAATGTTGCTAGGTCATAATTGAAATTTGCACTATGGAATATAATAGATTCAATGTGATCGCCAATATTACTGATATTTTCTCTGAAATGGAGGCCAAAATCAATATGTTTAATAAAATCCGGTAATTTTGAAATAGGTTGATTGAAATAAGCATCGAATACAATACTATCGAATTTATTTGATTGAGGGCATTTAGCAAGTGCCTCTAGAGCAGATATATCCAATAATTCAGTATTTTCAAAGCTGTTAAAATGCAAGGTAAAAGACATTTATACTAGATGTAATGTGCCAATTATGCAATTTGAATTATGCAATTTGAATTATGCAATTTGAATTATGCAATTTGAATTATGCAATGTGAAAAACTATTAAAAAATTAAAAATAAATTATGAAATTCAATTTTTTAATTTCCTACATTGTGAGCCTCTAGAAACTCAATTATTTCGATAGCAATATCGGTTTCTTCATCTGCTATAGGAAAATACTTGTCTTCCGGATCTTTTAATGCTATGAGAAATCGACTGAATAACTTAGGAGATATATTATAATTAAATAACACGTGAATAGTTTCCACTGTTTCTTCATCCATATCAAAGCTAAACAAATATTCAATGTCTGAATCAGTAAGTTGCAAAACTAATTCATTATCTATAGTGAGAATGGAATCAACAATACCGGAATATGC